AATCGCGCCATACTCAGATTTTAAAATATTCATTTGTGCGGGATATTGGGATGAGTGCGTAAATCCAGGAACTGAGTCCAGATTTCCCATAAGGTTTGTAGACGTCATAACAAAATACGCCTGTCTAACAGGAGCCGTACCAAATTTGTCTTCGCCCTCGATGTTATCCATAATTGTGTACGCATTGTTATTAGCAAGAGTACGAATTACGGTATTAACATCGGTACGAGTTACTTCGGTAGGAACGTCACCATTAACACCGCCGGTACAGTTAATAAATCCTGCAGTAGCAGCCAACATGTCCCTGGTGAGCTGGTCCTCTGTCTGTCTCAATGAGACGCCAAGACGAGCTGCACATTCGTTCAGAACTGGATCTTGGTTCTGTAAGGTAACTTGTTCATTAATGGCCACATAAGTACCATAAAATGAAATGGTTGCATCAATATCAACCGCAGTAAGGTTTTGAGCTGGAGGTGTTATACCTGAGTTGCCCAATGGTACCATTGCGGTATTCAATGCATTGTATCTACGCATACGAAGAGTGTTACCACCATTACGAGGCATCTGCTTCTTCATTGCACAGACTTTATGAATCATATTTGGAACGGGAACGGAAAGTAATTTGTAGGAGAACGACTGCTGCACTGGTGCTGGCAGGGTACTCGTAGTGGTTATAGCCATATGGCTCCTTAAAGATAGTATTTGTGGATACAGGCTTTAAGATTGACGAGTTCTTCGTACGTCAGTGAGGTGACGAATCTCATACGTCAGGGGGAATTTTTGTTGGGTTAACGACGCCCGATACGTTCAAGGACAAGATACGAATAGGTTAGGAAATTTGCAAGTTGGTAGAAACATACATGGGCCCACGTGGACCCATGGTCATAACACAAAGAGATTGTCAGTAACCGCTGATATCTCGTTATATATTTTGCATTTCAAAATGATTTGAGTCTATGAGATGTTGAAAGTCCCCACCCCAGCGATTCTTAGGGTTTAAGTCTTTCCAATATTCACCTATCTTCTGAAAATCTTCTTTTGAAGTAAGATATTTTCCATCTTTATCAAAAAGATTCAAGTCAATCGCTAGTCTTTCACAATGCAGACTATTAGCAATCCCTTTTCCCGCAGCAGCATTTAACTTTGCTTGTTCTGGAGATCTAAATGCATCTCCAAAGGTACACATATAACCTTTGTCATGAATAAACTGAAGCAAATATGACACATTGTAAGCAAATGTTGCCTGCTTGCCCAAAAGTTCACTTATCATTAGTTAGCCTTTCTAGCATCGTACATTTCTTTAACTAACTTAGCCTTAAGTTCAGGAGTAAGATCTGCACCCTGGGCAAATGCATTGGCTCTAGTTAAAGGGCTATCTCCTTGCTGGGGAGATATGCTGGCTAGTGGCTTGGGCTTGGCAGCATTTTTCTGGGCTTGGGCTTTATCAGCGGCATAAATATCAGGAGTTCCTGCAATACCAAGGCTTTTAATTACCTTATAAGCTGTAAGGCATCGACTATGAAAATCTAAGTTAGCATCTATAGATTTTCTTACTTCAGGATGAATCTTTGATAGTTCATCAAGATTTTCCCCTGAAACTACTGAATCAAAGTCAGGATATTGCTGGCGAACATGAGAAAGTGTCATATTGACTGATGAATGATACTCAGTTTCTTGCAGTTGATTCTTAAGTTTCTTAACTTCTTTAACTAATTTAGCAAGATGCTTACCTTCAACCAGTTCATCTTCTTCAATATTAAAGTCTTCTTCGGGTTCAAGCTTTCTCTGTCTTTCAAGCGCTAATTCAGCTTCTAATTCTTCAGCTCTTTTATTGGCACGCCATGCTTTTTGTCTGAGTTCCTCAAAGTTATCTTCTTTAGCAGGTTTCTTTGGTGCAAATACTACTTCAGGAGCAACTTCTGGTGCTGCTTCAGCAGTTACTGGTTCTTCAACAAGATTACCTTGGTCCATACCATTAATCTGTGCAGGAGTAAGATCTTCATATCCTGTAGGTTCTGGTGCAGGAGTAAAGGCTACTTGAACGCTGGCTGCTTCTGCGGCTGCTTTCATTTCTTCAGGCATCGGTAGAGGAATAGCAACACCATGCTTATCATATTTAATCTCAAAGCTCATTTATTCTCCAATATCTTTAATCGTTCGTAGAATTTTTCCATAAGTACTGTAGAAAGGAATGTTCCTTCTTTGCGATCGGTAGAAGCATTATGAGTTGCCATTTCTACCATAAGTTCATCCAATGAGTATTGAAGTAATTCTGCTCTATCAAATTTGGACAATGCATACTTTAAACCAGTCTTGGTTTCCATTATTATCCTTTAAAGGTATGGTCACGTAGTTCAATACTATCTATTTTTTCACCATTGAAGTCTTTGCACATCTTCAAGAGCGTACCATCGTAGTAATCATACACAAACTTAAGTACTTCACGATCAATCTCATCAAGTTTTAAGCATCTCAGCTTAAGATCAGCACATGTTTCAGGAGATGGCACTGACCATATGAATTCTAATGCATCGTCTTCTTTAACATAACGATAACAATCTTGGTCATAAAATGGTGTTGGGCAAGTCTTTCTTGGTATAGCATAAAGTCTTGGAAGGATCTGAGGCATGAGTCTTTCTTTCTTAAGGCAAAACTCTATGAAAAAATCCCCTTCAAACTTCTGCTTTCCCTTTAAAACACCATCATGCAACTCTTTGAGATAGCGTTCTGATTCTTTAGGCATCATATCGCCTAATTCAGCCTCATATTGAGGTTTTGAATGGACATCAACTATTTGTTGTCCTACAGTCTTTTTTTTCATAGTTCCTCAAAAATCAAAAGTATTTTCTGGGTATAAATTTTCCGGATGAACTCCTAATGTTTGATAATAATAACTAAGGAGAAAACCATCCTTTATGGATCCATTTCTCCAGGCCCATAGTGCCCTTCCCGATCGACCATTACAGTCAGTAAAAGGATGCAAGCGTTCATATACGGTATGAAGATGATGAGCATTATCATGAGTAACAAGCAGATATTCTAACTCAATATCTATCTCTGGACCTCCTACCGGTGCTAATTTCCCACCAATATATACATTATCGAATGGTCCTGTGCGTAAATGAGCCCCTGGTTGGTATATGGAAACGAATTGTTCTAAGTCTTTTATTTTTACAATATCTAGGCTTACAAATCTTATGAACTCATCAATTTCTTCATGAGTAGAATCTCTGAATATCTTTTCTATAGCATTACTCTCTCTGACGAATGCCTCTACATCTTTACTTAAAATCATAATTCTCCCTGATTAAGTCTTAATAGGCACAATCTACTACAGAAAAAGGAAATCCCCCAACAGAAGCCGGGGGACCAAGAAAAGGGAGGAAGAGTAGTGAGTTTATTTACAAGGACAGTCTTTATCTCTGTGCTTGTGATCTTTTTTCATTTTCGATTGCTCTTTTTTTTCATAAGCTTTTGATTCACCTTTTTCAGGTTTCATCGGCATCTTTTTAGTCATGTTATTTCTTCTTTCGTTTCTTTTTCTTCTTAGATTGTCCGGATTCGCTTAAAGCTATAGCAATTGCTTGCTTAGGATTCTCTACAACAGGACCTTTTTTGGATCCTGAATGTAGTTTTCCTTCTTTAAACTTATCCATCTCTTCTTTAACTCGTTTGCGTTTAGCCTTTTTAGGTGCTGATGGCTTTAATATTGGCATATTAATCCTTTTTCTTTCGTTTAGCAGCTCGTTTTTTAAGTTCAGGGAACTTAGCATAGACCTTAGCCTTAATACCGGCAGGATCTGGTTCAAAATGAGCTCTTGCTAATGCATTACGAGCATGGGCAAGATCTGGAATAGGGAAAGAATATTTGCTAGCACCACCAGATTTACCGGCAAAGTCTTTAGGTGCAACATCTTTATATTTACCGGCACTAGAGGAGCCTTTTTTCTCGCGCATTTTTTCTTCTTTGCCACGAGGTACTTTAACGCCTTTAGCGACTGTTATTTTTTTCTCTTTAGCCATAATTATTCCTTTAAGTTCGGGGCTAGAAGGATAAACGAATTCCCACCAGCCCCTAGTCATCATTTAGCGTAGAGATTCTCTATAGCAAGAACTCGATCAATATTCTTGTCTTTATAGGGATTCTTGTCATTCATATTCATAGGTTTTCCTAAAATAGCCCATGCTATCTTTGTCGCTTTTTTGTTTTGTCTCAGCATCGCAGGCATTATCTTCTCCTTTTAAAAGGGAACATAGCTGATGATAACTCCTGAGAGTTATTTTCGAGCCGTGTATCATCTAAATAAGGAGTCATATAATAACCAGCTTGAGGAAACTCATGATGCTGCGCCATTCTTGGCAAGTTGGCTATTGAATTATGGTCTTCGCGAATCAAACCACCATCAGCAACTTCTTGTCGCCGTCTAGGATCCAATCCACCACCGAATTCTCCACCAATTTGTCGAGAGCGCTCATAGGCATACCTAATATTGCGATCTTCATCTCGATTAAACGCAGAATAATCGGATTCAATCTCAGGTCTTTTGACCGATCTTTCTTTGCGAGACATCGATTCTCCTTAGCCTTTAGTAAGCTTTTCAGGATGGAAGCCACCTTTATTGTCGCCACGCTTGCGAACAGGCGCATCCATATTCATCTGACGGTTAACACCTGAAATTGTATCATCAAGATCTTCAGGAAGATAACCACCACCCATTGGCCAAGGTTTGATCATAACTTCTTGAGGAAGGTTAGCAATTGCAGCATGGTTCTCACGAATCATTCCTGCATCTTTGGTTTCCTGCTCAAGACGATCAGCCATGCCTTCATAGCCACCTTCCATGCCACCATAACGTTTTGCCATATTGGCTCCTATCGAAACTGCGGTCCACTTGCGTGCCGCACGGTTACACCTCTATCGCCCGCAAAGAACTATTCTTCACAGGTAAGGATATCTTTATATTCTTTGATAAAATCGCTTATCAAATGCTTCTTGTCGCGCGATTCTGTCTTTTTCAATCTTACTATTGGGTCCTCTTGTGGTCTCAGCCCATACCTTAAAATTTATCTTATCATCTATAGACATTGGCTTATCCAAACAAAGAAGATCATTACACTCACG